GCCGTTAGAACCAGTACGAGGGACCCACGAATTGATTCAGACATTCAGTTGTCAGAAAGCCGACATCTTGAATCTGATTATTATGGGGAGTTTTGCATACGTTGATGATGGCGTTCTCGATCCTGACAGTTTATTCATGCAACCCGGCGGGGGAATCCCGGTCGGGGACATCAATAACATCAAGTCTCTACATCCCAACACGAATGTAGCCTTGACGTACCAGGAAATCAACGAACTTCGGGACAGGGGGAATAAATCGTCAGGGGCTTCTGATTATGCGAAGGGCGGGTACACCGGGTCCAGGAAATCAGCCTATGAAGCCGGACTTATCAATCAGGGAGGGTCCAGTCGGTTCAATGACTGTATTACTCACACCGGGGATCACACGATTGAACCAATTTTGAATTTTTACCTGGCCTGTCTCCAACAATTCAAATACGGGAGCAACGAGGTTCCCGATGCCGCCCTGGAAGCCAGATTTCGGGTCGAATACTTCGGGGCGGATATGACCGTAATTCGTGGACAGGAATTACAGCAATTCGGTCAGTTTGCCGAAGTAACCGGCAGAAATCCCGCTCTTTCCAGGGCGATTGATCCTATCGAGATGACAGAGGAATGGAGAAAACTCCTACAAATTAAGAACAAGAAGATTATTAAGACCAGGGCAGCTATGGCCGCCGAGGATTCACGAATGATGGCTATGGCAGAAGCCGAGAGATTCATGGGCCGGACGGCCACAGAAACCCCGGCTCCAGGTCCGGAACAGGGCGGGGAATCTGAACCTGAGAACATGTTGCAATGAAGGAATACCTAAAAAGGGTGTTTTTATCTCTGACCTGGAGTCAGAAGCCGGTTGAACTCGATCAGAAACAACTTCGAGACCGTTTGCTTCTGGCCGTCCGGGATGAAAAGGTTGAGGAATTTTGGAAGGCGTTGACTAAGTACATCTTGGAATCATCCGATACCAATAAGTTTTTGGGCATCAAGAACGAGATGGGCATGAAAGGTTTCTGGTACATGAAAGGTTATATCCGGGGCCAGAGAGACATCATGCGGTTTGTGGATATTGCCGTGAGAATGGCAAAAGACGAAGAAAAGAGGAAAACCAAATGAGACGAGTAGAGCATGTTACATTGGCGACTTCTGTTGCAAGAACTGTCACTAAGACAGTGAATTCAGATCATCCTATGACTGTTCATGGTCATCCGATCAAAGAAGTCGTGTTGACATTAAAAATTACTGCTGCTGATCGGGCTGATGCAGACGAGACCTATGATGTCTATGTCCATAGCGGAGACAAGGATTCGTCATGGGACCTGGTACATTTTTCACAGATTATCACCACAGGCGCAAAGACATTTGTTGCAATTATCAAAGGTGATGACATTGTACCTCAAAGAGTCACTACGGCAGTTCCGGGTGTTTCAAGCAACGAATCCGGAACATTGAAATGTGATACTGACGGCGCAGATCAGGGCCTTAAAACCCTGGCAGCCGGTGTGGTCCGACATGGTTTTATTGGGGATCGCCTTGGTTGGTCAGTTGTCATAGCCGGGACGACTCCGAGCATCACGTTCAGTATTGAGGCATTGGTAAAATTCAGTAATTAACGGCCTAATAAGCCCGGTTCACAATGCCGTGACCGGATAACTTGGTGAAACATGGCAATTAAGAAAGTGGAGACGCAGAAGCCAACAATGACGACTGCACAATCTCCTACAGGTGTATCAGTAACAGAAAGGGCCATTTCCCCTCGTAGGGCCGGTGTCCAAGTCATTCAGACGATTGACACGAAGCCTGTGAAAGAGGAAGAAACGGTCTTATTGACTGAGGAACAAAAGGCAGATAACCCGAATCCGGGTCTGCTAGTGGGAACACGGGCAAAGTTATTGCCTGAGTTCTCAGAGGAAGATGACTCTGCTGGAACGGACCAGAGCCAGGGAACAGAGTCAAAAGAAACCGAGAAGGCCCCCGATAAGGGAGAAGCCAAACTCATTCTGGGCAAATTCAAAACGCAAGACGATCTTGGCAAGGGATACACGGAACTTGAGGCCCATGCCACACGGCTTGCCCAACGGAACATGGAACTCGAAAAGGCTGCGATCAAGCCGGTTGTTACACAGGATGTACCAATCGTGATCGACAAAAACATTGTCGAGAAATTCTATGAAAAACCGGAGGAAGCTCTAGCGGATATTGCCAAGGCAGTTACACAGCAAGTCCGAAAGAACGTCACCGAGGAAAGGAAGGCAGACGAAACTAAAGATGCGGAAGCTGCAACAAAGAAGGACATGGATGACACAGTCGCTTGGTTTAAAGAGACCCAGAAAGACATCTCCAGTCCGAAATACTTCCGCATGATTGATGGGATCGCTGCCACGGCTCCAGGAAAGACGTTCAAAGAGAGATATGAGTTTGCCGTGAAAGAGTTCAGAACTATCCAAGAGGATGCTCGAAACGAAGGAAAAAAGGGTGCTGTCGAGACTTTACATGAAACTGAGGAAATGAAAAAGAAGGCTGTTTTGCCTGACCTCAATTCACCAAAATCCCCTGGTGGTAAAGTCTGGAAGCGAAGTGAAATTGATCGAATGATAGTCCATGATCCTATATCTTACGCAAAGAACCAACACGCAATAGTGAAGGCTCTGCGTGAGGGAAGGGTCAGAGAGGACTTGTAAGGGGAGATTATCATGGCTAACATAACAAGAACTACAGCCGATAAGTTTATCCCTGAGTATTGGTCCCCGGAAATCCGGGCCTTTCTCAAGGCGAAACTTGTCCTGGCAAACCTGGTGAAGCAAGTCAGCTTCATCGGGAAAAAGGGTGACAAGCTGCACATTCCTGACCTTAGCGAAATGGTTGCGAATGACAAGGCGGCTTCAACTGAGGTTACATTCCAGGCGTTTACTGAGACCGAGTTCACGATGGACATTGACAAGCACAAGGAATCATCCTTCCGGCTTGAGGACATCGTGGAGGTCCAGAGCGCATACAACCTCCGGTCCGAGTATACGATGGGTGCCGGGTATGCCCTGGCAAAATCCATCGACAGTCTGTTACATGCCACAACCGGTATTACCAAGGTCATTGGTAGTGACGGGTTGACTGCATGGAACGGTGCGGCCAATGGTAACACCGGAAATGGAACCGATCTAACTGATGAAGGTTTTCGTCAGGTAATCGAGACTCTGGACTCTGCTGATGTTCCAGGAGATGACCGTTATCTGGTGATCCATCCTTCACAGAAGAACGTGATGCTCGGAATCGACCGATTCACAGAGTATCAGTTCCTTGGTGATGGTTCGGCAATCCGAACTGGGGCCTTTGGTGAATTGTACGGGGTGAAGGTCTATGTCTCGACCCAGTGTCCCGTATTGCTCGCTGATGATGCGGTTACTTCTTATAGGGAGAATTTCTTCTTCCACAAGAACGCCGTAATCCTGGCGATGCAAAAGGATGTCCGGGTACAGGCGGATTACAACATCCGTTCAATCGCCTGGGAAGTCGTTTGTGATGTGATTTTCGGGTCTAAGCTGTACCGATCCAATCACGCACGAAAACTTGTCACGCCTGCCTAAAGGTGACATAAAAGGGGGGAATTGGCGGACGAGCCGAAACCCCCCACAGGACTTATAATGAATCGTTCAGATTTAAGAACACGAACGCTGCGTAAAGTTGGGGATTCTATCCTGACTACGCAGGCAAATGAGTGGCTGGAAAACATTTTATACGAGTTCGAGTCTCTGGGATTCTGGAGGGCATTGGAGACTACAGATTCTCAGGCGACATCTAATGGAGTAGATTTTTATACCCTTCCAGCGACTTATAGTAAAGGGTTGATGGTGTCGTCATCGGAACCTCGACTATTGGTTCAGGTTGCAATGGCCGAACTTGAGGAAATGCGTAAAACATTGGCAGAATCGGGATGGCCCAGATTCTTTGCGTTGTTTGCCAATAAGATTTATCTTCATCCAAAACCTGTGACCAGTTTTTTGCCAACATTGAACTATTTCTTTTACAAACAAATTACGGTGCCGACTGATGATGGGACCGATCTCTTTGTCACAACCGGGATCAAGAAAAAGTTTCACAAGTTCATTATTGATGGCATGGTGTCCGAAGGATACGAGTACATTGACGATGAACGTCAGGATTCAGCCCGTCAGAAGTGGGAGTCGAGGATGATCCTGATGATGAAGGACAATGAGGAATTTGTGACATTTCGTCAGGCCCAGAAAGATAAGCCGACCGAGGCAATTAAACCAACGGAGTAACCGATGGCGTTACCTGTAGCACCTACCCTTGATACGATTGTGACAGAAGCCCTAAAGAAATGTGGGGCAATGGAATACTATGTCCGGGCCAAGACCGAGTGGGCTGACGAGATTCAACGTGAACTTCTAAATCTCAAGAATTGGAAGGCCCTTGAGGAAACATCCGTCCTCGTTCCGACAAAGGACCTCCAGACACTTTCCCTGCCGTCTGATTATGCCAATTATATCAAACTGACTCTATACACCGGGAACAAGGAAAGCGGAAATGTTGGTGTAGGCACGGCACAGGCTGGCGCAGCCGGATCAATTACATTGTCGGCCAGTGAGACGATTACACAGGATGATGCCGAAGGGAAGTTGATATTCACCCTGAGCGGAACCGGATCGGCTCAGTTTTCTCGAATTACCGGGTACACTGTTGGGACCAAAATTGCTGTCGTCAATCCGAACTGGATAGTGAATCCGGCGAATGGCACCGTATACATGGTTCCCATGAGTGAACGGGTGCTTGGCTACATCCCGTGGGAAGATGCCGAATTGCATGTCCCAGAGGGATCACCAAAGATGTTCACGGTCTATGAGGGGGTTTTGTACCTGGATGTCGTCCCGGAGGTTCAATTCTATGCTTGTGTTTTGGATTATTATATGGACTTGAATCTTGTAGACCTGACGAGTTCAAAGCGTACAGCAATCTATCGGGAATGGCGGGATGTCTTGGAAGCCGGAATCACAGCACGGGCCTATCTTGAAAAAGGTGATCCCAGAGCAAGAGACGCATTTACATTGCAAGTAGAATCAGTAAAAAGACTTGTAGGTTCCGATCTTCGTAAGAAACAAGCTAGGCGTACAGTGAAGTTTAGATCGGTTGGCGGGATGCCAAGGGGAAATAGATGGGGGTAAAAGGGCAGTCATATCAGCTTGATTTTCTGAGCGGTGGTTTTCAGCACAATCCTAACTCCGACTCCATACCTGACAATTCTATGGTGGACCCGTCCCGGAATATCAATCTTCACACCGGGGGTCGGAAGAAACGTGGAGGGACCCAGAAGGTGTTCAGTACACCCATAGCCGGGACCCCAGAAATGAGGGCTTTATTTTATTTCACGAAGTCCAATAATGTCAATGCCCTCGTAACAGGGACGGCCAATGGGAAGATCATCAAGTTGGTTAATGCGGCCAATGTTGAATTGAAGTCAGGGTTGACGGTTGATTCGCAGCCCTGGATGGAGACTTTTAATGACGTTATGTATTTCTGCAACGGTGCAGACAAGGTTCAAACGTGGGATGGCGTAGCCGGGGCGACATCCGATCTGGGAACTCCCCCGACTGATTGGGGCACGGCTTCACCCAAAGTGATCCTCAAACACTCCAGGCAGAACTCACTCCGGCTTGCAGCGATAGGTGCCCCAGGCAAAGAAAACAATTTGTACGTTTCAGACACATCAGGCAGCTTTGCCGATGCCAACGTCACTGTGTTTCGGATTGACTCCGGTGATCCCAGAGGTCTTGTGGGTCTGGTTGAGTTCGGTGAACGTCTCATAATATTCTCAAGGAATTTTGCATTTATCTTGGATGATGATGATTTAAGCATAGCCAACTGGGGATATGTCAGAACACAATGGACTGGGGGTGCAGGTAGCCAAAGACTCATAGTCAAAACTCCGAACGATGTTCTTGTTATGACGGCAGATGGGGAAGTTTACTCTATTTCTACAGTTACAGATTTTGGAGATTATAAATACGCCAGCCTGTTAAAGCCGTCCTGGTTACACGACTGGATGGTAGAAAATGTTGACTTCACGAAGTTATCTACTGACGGGCACGGGGTTTATGATCCTATTCTCAGAGCCGTTAAGTTCTTCGTTCCCAGACTGGGGCAAACGGAAGTCGATACCTGTATAGTTTATTTCCTTGATCGCAGGCCAGGTGAGGAATGGTCAATACACGACACCGAGGCAGCCGGAGATATATCTGGATATCGGGCTTCATGTTCGACTTATGGCCCGGACATTAACAATAATTTTTTCGTCTTGACCGGGAACTATCTTGGAAATACCTGGAAGTTGGAACAGCCCGAACTTCGTGACGGAGCATCCGGCGGGTACTATGCCGGGTTTTTTACACCACATTTGCATTTCGGGAATCCACGTCAACGGAAGGCGTACCGTGGGACACAGATTGTAGCACGGCCAGAAGGTGACTATTACTTGACGATCAGATGGATCGTTGATGGCGCAGATAGAGGATTGAAAACTACATCTTTGGCCGGAATAGGCGGGATTTATGGGTCTGGTGTGTTTGGTACGGCGGTGTATGGGGGCCAGTCATTGATCCAGTCAGCGTTTGAAACCAGAGCTATTGGGACCAGGATTCAGTATGAGATATTCAATCAGAACGCCAATGAGGACTTTTTTGTGACACGGTTGATGTGTGACTTCAAACCCCTCGGAACGAGGCCGACATGGGACGCATAGGTATGATTGAAGTGTGTTCTATCATAGACGGAAAACAACCTTACATCTTTTGGGACGAATTGGGGATCACGAACATTAACTGTATGTGTTGTGACCAAGAAATTGTGCATCGAAGGATGTCTGACTTGCCAGGGCCGAATGGGAAGCATTTTTTGGTTCATGCAAAAGACCCACGTTACGGAGAAAAAGAGTATATGTTGTCAGATGGGTCTAAGTGCCGACTATTTCTGTGTGTTGATTGTAAAAACAAGGAATTCGATGCAGAAGATAAGGCCGCCATTATACGGAAGATTCAGTTGGCTGCTGTCCAGGAATTGAATTGGGCAGGAAGATCATTGACAGAGGCAAAAGACTATCACCGGAAGTTGAAACTATTGGAGATTAAAGATGCCCGGAAATTATTCTAAAGTCAAAACAGTTATCACGGGCGAGATCATCACAGCCCTAGACCGGAACGCAGAACATGATAATCATATCACGTTCAGCACTCCGGCAAGCCATGACGACTATTCTCAGGATTTGACCGAGATGCGGTCCACGGTGGACCCATATCCTGCCGGTGTGGAATCCCTTCCCACGACTCTTGCCGGTGAACTTGAACGGATGCGATATCTCCTGAAACAGATCACTGGTCAAGCCGAGTGGTATATTGATCCTACCGGAGCATTAACCAATGTTGCATTTGTCAATGTAGCCAACATTTTTACGACAAGTCAGCAAGTCTTGGCGAGTCTTTCGGGCGGCAATCTATTTTTCTCCGTTACCAATTCATCTGATACTGCCAACAGTCAAGCCAAATTTCATGTGCAGGTTGGGGGAGCATTGGCCGCTGATCCTTTCATCAACTTTAGGATTACGGGTCTATCTGACTGGGCAATCGGAATTGATAACTCTGACTCCGACAAATTCAAGATCAGCAACGGGGCCTTACTTGGTGCCAATGATCGTATAGTCATAACAACTACCGGACTTGTCGGAATCAATGGTTCGCCTGATGCCTATGGCGCACTAGATGTCCAGTCTACAGTCGGAGCCTTACTTCCTCCCCGGATGACAACGGCACAGAGAGATGCGCTGACTCCTGCTAATTCGATGGTCATTTATAATACGACCACGAATAAATTCCAAGGCTATCAGAATGGTGCATGGACCGATTTCGTAGGTGCAGCCGCAGATCACGGAGCCTTGACCGGTCTTACTCCCGATGACGACCACCCTCATTACGCTTTGCTTGCTGGTCGTACTGGGGCCGGTCTACAAAGTTCCTTAATTCTTGGCAGTACTGTTGTGGATAGTATTTCCAGCCTGGTCCTCCGAAATGATGCCGTCAACTGGAATTTATATTGTCTGGGGAACATTGCTGATAGATTTGCGATTGGTACTGATACCGTAACTGCCCTCCAGATAGCTACGAACGGAAATATTGGTTTTACTTACAAGGTTGCGGTTGGTGGTCTGGACTTAATAAATGATGATTTCACCGTAGGTAAGAACACGGCTGCCGCAGATGTCCGTGGTTCGGTTTATCAATTTCACGCCACTGGTGGTGAGGCGTCTCAGCTTATCACAAACAGTAACCCATCTAAGCCAGCATATCTTTATTTGAATGTATCATCAGCCGGTGTTGGTGATCCATTTGTAGTATGTACTGTTGGCGGTGGTGGTTCATGGTCATTCGGATTAGACAACTCTGATAGTGATAAGTTTAAAATATCGGGAGCAACCATACTCGGCACAAATGATTATTTAGCCATAACTACTGCGGGATTAGTAGGAATAGGCACAAGTTCCCCTGCACGTCTGCTGGATATTTCAAAAGATGGGGCGGGTTCCGATATTGCGGCTCGCATTCGCAATACAGATGTAGGTGGGGCGGTACTTGAATTAGTTGTCGATACGGCCAATGGTACAGATTGTAAGATCGTTTTTAATAATGTTCCCGGAAACGCATGGAGCCTGGGTTTAGATAATAGTGACGGAGATAAATTCAAAATTAGTGGGTCAGGTGCCCTCGGAACGTCTGATCGGGTAGTTATTGATTCAAACGGAAATATGGGACTTGGAACCTCTGATCCTGGTGCGCGTGTCCACACGGAACAGAGTGGTGGAGTACATTTCGTTGCAAAGACAACCCACGCAACAAATTTAGTGGATTTTTTGACATTCTTGGATTCTGCTAGTACAGTAGTGCAGCGGGTACGATTCGATCCTACTGCAAGCACACTTTTTTATAGAGGTCCTACTTCAACATTTATCCAAATACATTTAGGCAGTGGATTTGTAAATGTTGGAGGCATCGTTGACTACACGCCCGGTGAAGCCTTAGATTGTGCTGGGAATTATGGTGGAACTCGGGCTATACGGGTATACAATCCCTCCGATGCTGATTCTACCCGTTCGGCAGCCGTTCGTATTAAAGTTGGTGGGACCTCTGCCGGTGATCCCTTCTTGCACATGAATGTTCATGGTGCAACGGATTGGAGTTTGGGGATAGACAACAGCGATTCGGATAGTTTCAAGATTAGTGCCTCGTCTGCTCTTGGAACCAATGATTATTTAGCCATAACTACTGCCGGGGCGTGGGCGTTCAGTGGAGATAGTTTTGTTTTCTCTCCCATAAGTAATCAACATAATCAAATTCAAATAGATAACCAGTTTGTAGGCAAAGATTCTAAACTCCATCTTAGTGTACTTGGTGCGACTGGTGGAGACCCCTTTGTGCTTTTCAATGTTCCCAGTGGTTCCCAATGGTCTATTGGAATTGATAATTCCGATTCCGATAAATTCAAAATTATGCAGGGTTCGGCGTTGACAACTGATGCCGGTTTCGTTATGGAGAGTAATCAGAAGTTGATTTTTGGTGGACTTGCCCAAGCCGTACCAGATTCCACGGTTATGTTTTATTTTACTGTGGCATCATCTACTCAAGCGTCTATGCTACTTGAGAATTTTCAGAGTGGCAACAATATCCATACAGATT